ATGACCAGCTGGGGATAACGAATAAGCAGCAAATGCTGAATGATAAATGCTTCACATATGTCAAAATTTTCTTTAGGATTATTCCTAACTCTTGGGGATAAGGACATTAGTATGTGGAAGGCATCGATAGTTTGTTCAGTGATTGGTTTTATTCAAGGCGTCGTTATGGTTTTTCTGGCTGATAGTGCACCTCAGCAAGCAGCAGGAGCCGCAATGGGAATGGCATGGGCTGTGATCCCGTATTGCATTTGCCGTGCTATTCAGCAATTAAAGCCTCAGGAAGTGGTAATTAAACAAGAGGCTGCTAAATGAAAACTATTAGATTAGCAATTTTTTCCTCGATGATAATGTGTTCGTTTTCAGCGTCTGCTGCTGATTGGATCACTAGTTACAATAACGACGAAATGCGTGGAACCGCGCAAAAATTCATTCAAACCGAATCTGACAATTCCGTAGAGTTTGAGTTTCCATACAACGGCGGCTCGAAAATGGCTATTGTCCTACGTTCGAAAAAAACGGAGCTGAAAGAAGGCCAAAAACCAGAAGATCTCCAACCAAGTGAAGCATTGCTGGTAGTTAGTAAAGGGCAGTTTTCATGCAATTCATTTAACGATTGTCATGTATCGGTTAAATTTGATGGTGAGAAAATTCAAAAATTCTCAATGTCAGAGTCTGGTAATGGTAATTCGGACGTGATTTTTTTCGATCAGTCCTCGTCATTTATAAAAAATCTTAGCTCTCACAAAAAAGTCATTATTGAAGCTGAGTTTTATCAGGCAGGCGCTAAACAGTTTAAGTTTGACTTAGAAGGTTACGCGAGTCCCAAAAATAAATAACTGATTGATGTTTAGTAAAACCCGCTTCGGCGGGTTTTTTTTTGGAGATTTTATGGCCAGTAAGTCACTCGGTACCCTGACGATTGACCTGATCGCAAAAGTGGGCGGCTTCCTTTCAGGCATGGACAAGGCCGAGCGTGCCACTGAAAAGTGGGCTAAGCAGGTCCAGAAGGACGCCGCTGCCAGTTCAGCCGCACTGCTCTCAGTAGGCAGCGCGGTTCAGGCAGCAGCGCTCGCGGCAGGCACAGCCGGTTTCGCTTTACTTAAATCAACGTCCGAACAGGTTAATGCCACAGACCAGTGGGCGAAGTCGCTGAACATGTCCACGCAGGAGCTGCTTGCGTGGCAATTCGCGGCAGAGAAAGCCGGTGTTGCTGGTGACAACATGGCCGACATCTTCAAAGACCTCAGCGATAAAATCGGTGATGCGGTCCTGAACAAGTCAGGCGAAGCAGTAGATGCACTGAACTCTCTTGGCCTGTCTGCCGATAAGCTGTCGAAGGTCTCACCGGACAAACAGCTGCTGGCGATTGGTGAGGCGCTGGGCAAAATCAGCACCAACGCAGGAAAGGTCACCATCCTTGAAAGCCTGGGTAATGACCTTTCAAAGCTTCTTCCGCTATTCGACAACAACAATGCAAAGCTGAATCAGTTCATTCAGCTGGCGAAAGATTATGGCGTAGCACCTGACCCGCAATCTATTGATGACCTGATTAAGGTCAACACCCTGTTTCAGGATATGGAAGCTCAGGTGAAGGGGCTGAAGATGGAGATCGCAGCCGGACTGGCGCACGTTGACCTGAGTCCGCTGAATAACTCCCTCTCAGAGATTCACGATGTATTGACTGATCCGAAAGTACTGCAGGGCATTGCCGACCTTGTCAGTCAGGTAGCGCAGCTTGCCGGATGGCTGATTAAAGCAGCAGCTGGTGCAGGAAAACTTGCCACATCATCATCCAACCGTATGGCGGCGCTGGGTAACCGGGTTGATATGAATAACCCGGATCAGATTCAGGCACGTATTGATTACCTAAACAGCAATGCAAAGGATCGCGGCAACGGAATGTATGACGGCAGTCAGACCTTCCTCGGCTGGATCATGGGTAAAGACGACAGCGTCAAGGCGGTATCAGACGAAATTGCCACGCTGACCGGACGCCTGTCAGTGCTGAATAAGCAGCCGAAAGATATCAGGATATCCCCCGATGTTACGCCATCCAGTGCTTCTTCGCTGCTGGACTTCGGACTGGCACCGGGCCAGACGAACGGGAAGCCACCGAAGGATACAGCCGGTGCAAAACTGGAGTCAGCATTCAAAGCGGCAGAGCGCAGTTACATGCGCCAGATTGAGCTGATTGACACAACCGGTAAAAAGACGGCTGTAGTGACCGAACAGCAGAAACTTCAGTTTGATATTGCTGACGGCAAATTGCAGGGGCTTAACGCCACACAACAGAAGCGCCTGGAATTTCTTGCGCAGGAAGTTGACCGGCTGAATGCGGTTAAAAAGGCGAATGAGGAAAATGCCAAAATAGCGGCATTCGTTGCAAACCTTCAGGCTCAAAACAGCAACGCAAAATCATCGCTGAATATTGACGTTCAGGGTGCAGGCCAGGGTGACAAAGAGCGCCAGCGCATGAAGGAACGCCTCAGCATCGAGCGGGAGTACCTTGATCAGCAGCGTGAGCTGCAGACGCAGTATCAGTCTGGTGACATCACAAAATCCCTCTATGAACGTGAAACCAGTGCCATCAGCAGCGCCATGAGCGACCGCCTGAAAATTCAGGAGGACTATTACAAAAGCATGGATGCCATGCAGTCTGACTGGATGGGCGGCGTGAGTGACGGGCTGGCGAACTGGCTGGATACGTCATCAAACTATTCGGCATCAGCGGCAAGTATCGTCAGCAGCTCCATGGATAGTGCTCTGGATAATGTTTCATCGATGCTGATGGGGAACAAAGCCAGCTGGAAAGACTGGGCTTCATCAGTGCTCAGCATGATCGCAAAAGTCGCTCTGCAGATGGCCGCAGTTAATCTGGTGAGTGGCATTGTCAGTTCAGTCGGTGGCGCTGCTGCTGGCGCGGCATCGGCTGGCGGTGGCACAGCGAATAACTCATTCAGCAGCGGCTCTTACAACAACCTGACGCTTAACGCTAAAGGCGGCGTGTATGAGTCCCATGATCTGAGCCAGTACAGCGGTTCGGTTGTCAGTTCTCCGACGCTATTTGCCTTCGCTAAAGGTGCTGGTCTGATGGGCGAGGCTGGTCCTGAAGCGATTATGCCGCTGACGCGTGCGGCAGACGGCTCACTTGGTGTGCGTGCGATAGGGAGTGGCGGTGGCAGCGGTGGTACATCTATTTCTGTCAGCGCACCTGTCACGGTTGAGGGTGGCGGGGCCGGTGAAACCAGCAGCGCCAACACGGCCAACACTGCGCGACAGCTGCAGAGCATGATCCAGACTGTACTTTCTGACCGTCTTAAGAAAGAGATACTGCCCGGCGGCATACTTTACCGGGGCGGATAACATTGATGGTGAAAAATGGCGATTGATACTTTTGGCTGGTGTGTCAGAACGGGGGCGACGGAGGAGGTCAACGTTGCCACGCTTCAGGCCCAGTTCGGTGAAGGCTATAAGCAGGTGGCTGGTGTCGGGATCAACGATCAGCGCGAGTCCTGGCCGGTAACCTGCAGCGGCAGCAAAGCCGAGATGGCGACTGTGAGGGATTTTCTCAAAGCACACGTCACCGCCTCCTGCTGGTGGGTCAATCCGTGGGGAGAGAAAAAGCTTTACCGCGTTAAGTCTGATTCAATCCGGCCCGCCTTTATCAACGGCAATTTCGTGGAAATCAGTTTTACCTTCGAGCAGTCTTTCGCACCGTGACATGTCACGATAACAACAGGGCGCTCAGCGCCCTTTTTTATTGGGTGAAAAATGAGTTTTAACCAGGACATTCAGGCGCTGGAGCCGGGGAGTCTGGTCCAGCTGATAGAGATTGACGGCACAGCGTTCGGGCTTGATACCGTGTTGCGCTTTCATGCGTACAACCTGCCGACCGAAGGCTGGCAGTCGTTTGCAGCGGAAAACCTGCCGTCAATCATCTGGCAGGGTAATGAGTACGACCCGCATCCGTATGAGCTGACCGGCATGGAGATGAGCAGCACCGGCTCACAGCCGACGCCAAAGCTTTCAGTCGGCAACGTGGGCAACTATGTGACTGCGCTCTGCCTGCAGTTTGACGACATGGTTAAGGCGAAGGTGCGCATCCACACCACGCTCGCAAAGTATCTCGATGCGGCAAACTGGACGGCTGGTAACCCAAACGCCAATCCGCAGGAGGAACGCGTTCAACTTTTTTACGTGAATGCGAAGACTTCCGAGACGCGTGCTCAGGTGGATTTTGAACTCTGCTCTCCGTTTGATATTCAGAGCCTGCAGCTTCCATCGCGCCAGATCACGCCGGTCTGCACCTGGTGCATGCGTGGCTGGTACCGCACCGGCACAGGATGCGATTACGCAG